TACTACAGCAGAACTAAATGTTTTAGCTCCTGAAAAAGTTTGTGTACCACTTAAATGGGCAGTATCAGTATCTAGGTATGCACTAGCTATTACATCGCCAGTCCAAGTCGCATTTGTAATTGAGCCAGTAATGTCTAAATCGCCAGTTATGTATAAGTCTGAATTAGTTGTATCTACTCTTAATACATCTGTTCCATCAGCTTTCTCAACTAAAAAAGCAGAAGTGTTTGTTACTTTAATAGTCGATGTACCTTCTATAATCTCATCAAAACTAAGTGAGCCACCTCCATCTACTTGGAGATCACCATTAATTACTAAGTCTCCTGTGATTGTACCACCAGATGATATTTGCGCTGATGTGTTGCTAATTAAATTTTTAAAGGATGCCATGTTGCGCTCCTATGCTAGTACGATGCGTACAGTTGATGTCGCACCTTTGCCGAGTAAGTGTAAATAAACTGCTGATCCTATACCATGAGGTACATTCAGTTCGTATATGGTGTCTCCGCCTGCTAAATATAGGCTATTTGACGTGCTTATCATATCACTAGCACTACTACTGAATCCATAATAAATATCAACAGAAGGCTGCAATATGACGCTATGGGCAGTTGTGACATTTAGATTATATTCTGTGCCTGTGGTAACGCTTTGTGCGCTTTGTACTGAGTGAGTTGCAGAACTACTGATATTCAGTGATTCAACCACTGAATGTTTGGAAAGATCAGCCATCTTGTTTCTCCTTTATGAATGCCTTACCGAGCGTGACTCATCTCATGGGCATTTCGGTTATTTAATCTATGATGCCTTGCGCTCTTAAGCTGGCATCGCTAATTCCTTTCATTTGGATGATTGGACTTGCGAACAATTTGCGTACCTTTACAGATTCGCATTTTGGGCAAGCAATTTTATCATCTTTGGACCATAATTGTTCCCACTTATAGTTGCAACGATGACATAAAAAGTCGTTAGTTTTCATTTCTTCTTTTTAAGACTTATCTTTTTTTTAGGTTTTTTTACTTCGCCTTTTTCATTACAAGGCTCATAGCCTTTATCTATAAAACTATCTATAACTTTCTTACTAATAGTATCTACTTTACCAAATACTGATCCGTCTTTTCTTTTAAAATACTTCATTATATAATTCCTTAAATATTTATGTAAGTGGGCCAAATACTTGGCCCACCCACATTATCTTCCAATCTATTAAGATGGATTATTGAAGTTAACTACTCCAAGTGAAGTGCTACTAGCACCATGTGACAACGATGCGCCAAACAAAATGTCGGCAACCACGCTTGTCGCTAAGTGGTCAATGTCGTATGCTGACTGAACTCTAGGTGCAATCTGCATTGCCATGTACACTGCTTCTTTCTTAAAGATAGTTGCAGTTTCATCGCCAGTACCACCATCATCATCCCAATCTGTTGAGATGTATGTTGGCATACCATAGATCATTCCCACGCCACCAGAGACATTAGGATTCTGCTCATCACCTCTGCGAGATGAATCATAGAAATCCTGCAAACTCAAGAGGTACATGTACGCAGCAGGAGAAGCATATAAGAATGTTTCGCCATCTGCATAGTCGTGACCAGCATCTAACAACTTCTGCAAACCACTACGTAGTAGTGCTGAAGTTACTTGGTTATCAGTTCCTAAAGTCACATCATTACCAGTTGCGGATTGAAGTACGTCTACTGCCAAGTAATTTTCAACCTTCTTAGCAAGCGCATAACCCATAGACTGAGCATATGCACCAAAAAGGTTTGCTGATTCCTGGACGCGAACAATATCATCAATTCGTTTCGCTTCATAATGATGTTGATCAACACTAATAGTAACCTCACCATCAGTATTGTTTGTGTATGTTACGGCTGTTCCTGCTCCTTTTGAAGCAGCGGTCTCCTCTGTGACTTTAGGGATATGTAAAGTATCACCAGTAGGCATTTCGGATGAAAAGTCCATCACCTGATTACGCAGTACGAATTTACGTTCTGCATAGTCTAATATAGCATCACGCCATAATTCAGGGATGAACTTGGCCGCGGTAGTGGTTGTTACATTACCATCTGCCATTTTCTAACTCCTTATTAAGTTGATTTGCGTTTATACGATTCCAGTATATTGCTCCAATTCATACGCCTATCAGAATCTTTTATCTTTTTTAATTCGACATTTCCATCGTTAACTGGCGCAGATGGTGCGCTGGAAACCGCAACGCGTTGTGTTTTAATTTTCTTTACTACAGCACGCAATGCTTCTAGAGGTAACTCTCCAAATGTAGCATGCTCTTCCTCTGGTATATCAAGTAGAAGTTCAGCGCGAAGCGATGCTTCTTGCTTCATTGCTGACTCAACAATGGGTTCGAGTTCTGCGAGCTTGTTTGCACGCTCCTCGGCAAGATTCTTCCATTGCTCTTGTTCTTCCATTTGATTTATTCGAGTATCCTCGATTTCTTTGCGGAGCTTAGATAACTCTTGTTCGGCAGCTTGTGCGCGACCACGATACTTCTTAGACTCTGCGATTAGGTTGCCAACTTCGAGTTTTTGTTGGTCCTGTTCTTGGGTTTGTTCTGGACCTACAGGGTCAACTGTAGCTTCAGGCACTGGCTGTGCAACTGGTGTTTGTTCTTCGGACATTCTGTCCTCCTATATGTTTATTTTTACGTGTGTCTTGCTCATACGTGATAGGTTCTTGCCAACTATATTGGCGAAGTCTTTGACGATACCTTCTTCTACTTTATCGCCTAATTCATTATCTTGTGCAATGGAACGCGGTTTCATACCATCTTTACCTTCATTATGATTGAATAGTTTTGTTCCTTGCTTATTTTTCTTAATACCATATAAAAATTGGATTTCTTGATTCTTTTTAACTACTGTTCGCTGTACACCAAATGCATTTAACATTTTACCAGTTAATTTAAGAGTAACATTATCTCTACTAACACCTTTACGCTTTGCATAACTAGGTGTATATCTTGTAAAAGGCTTGTTTTTTGAGTCTTTTCCACTAGCAATCTGTTTTTTATGCCTGTCAACAGCATTCTCTGCCATCTTTTTTACGTCAGGCTCTTTAAATTTTAATATATCTTGCAACTTAAACATCTACTGGTGTCCAATAATGACGGCAGCGATGGCCACCAGCATGCTCAAATCCATCTGGTTTTACTTGCCTTATTTCTTCAATGGTGAGTGGGTCACTAGATAAATACGTTCTACATACAGGACGATTCTTTTCATCATCTGGGCCAATATATTCGTATAAGGTATCTTCTGGTAAATCCATTGCCATAGCTCCAACCACCGCACGTCTATAATCACCAAGCATCGTATATATTGTATTTTCGATACGTGGCGTGTTGGTACGCACTGCGGTGCGCATTATATTCTTTAATTCTTCACCTCTTAGGCCACTATTTAATCCAGATACCATTGCGCTTTGCATCACATTACTTATTTGTCTGGTTACGCCTTCGATTCCTTGGCGTTGTAGAGTCTGTAAAGCCACGAGTTGTACTTCGCTTGTACGCCCAAAACTCGGCAAATCAGCAAGAATATCTTCAGTTGTAGCCATGAAGGAATTGATTGCGGTAGAAAAGCGTAACTCTTCAATAAAATAGGTCGCAAAATCAATTGCAGCGACAACTCCCAATATTTCAGTTGTAGATAGGCCTTCTTCTTCAAGGTCATCAACGTCTTGCTGAAACTCATTGATGGCATCCTCAATACTATTCTCATAAGAATTAACTGTTTGGTCTATTGTTGGCATTTAAAATATTTAGTAGTCTATTTTGTGGTGCTTCTTCTTCTACGGCTTCATTCTGCTGTTCTTCAAACCTAGCTCGGTCCTCTGGTCCAGCGTCAGGATTATGATAATCAAACCAATCCATAGGCGTTGATAACTGACGATCAAATCTCCAACTCCACAGCATTATCTCTGCTTCAGGAGTTAATGCGTAGTTTGGCTCTAGGAAGTCAACACTATATTCATCGCCTACATTAACACCTGCTTCAATTTCAATAATTCTTTTATCTACTTGATACCTGCGCTGTTCCCAAGGTCTCCATGTATCCTCTGTCATTGCGGAGCGTTCATCTACGTTCTCAGCTTCAATAATTGTTAAGGAAGCTGCGCTTGGTGCGTTGCCTGAGTCATCTCTAGCGTATTTTGCGCGGATATGGTTGTTATTTAGTGTTGTTTCCACTAAGAACCTAGTCGAGTCTATAATCTGATTCAGATTACCACCACTTGAGGTAACGCCAAAATTAGCCTGCTCTGGAAGATATAAAATTTTATCAGTGCCTATAGTAATTCGAGATGGGTCATCGACACCACTAATGAATTTAATTCCAAGGCAACCATATCTAATGGCGAGATTTAATTCAAGAAGTGCCACATTCACCGCAAGATCAGTTTGAGCAACGTCCATTGCGTTGCCTACGTGGTAGTCACGTATTGGTGGATAGCGATGACAAAAGGTCACTGGCAACATGCCATATGGGTTAATATCGTTTTCGTTAACACTAATCACCTTACCTTCTTCATCGACAAGGAAATGTCTACCTGGATTACCATAGCGTTCTTCGGTCCATACTGCATACATTACATCAGAGGTCCTTGCGTTACCTTGACTTTCTATTGGGTACATAACACCAATTGGCTTTTCTCGTGAATCACCTGCCAAAAATAAAGGCGTAAAATGAGATAAAATCTCATATTCTACTTTTTGCGTTAGCTCATTCCACTTTGAACGAAATGCCATTGTACCAAGCAAGAATGTCAAACGCTCAAGCATCCTTCGCTGTGCGTTAAGGCTATGCTTGTCTATTATGGACATATAAGCATCGCTAGTGCGCATACGCGGTGGACGTTTGTATGTCATCGAGCGTAGACTACAGACACGTCTAGTGAGATTGTTTTGTGGGATGACTGTCTGACGTAGAGTCTCTGGGCCAAAGTAATCGCTCACATAGTGTTCTAAATTGATGCCTTCATAGAAGTCCATCAAATAATCACGCTCGCGAGTACGCTCATCCTCGATATATTTTAACTGTTCTTGTAATGCGCTAAGTATCGCGCCTTCGGACTGATCTTGAATTGTAAGCATATCTACCTTTAAAAGAAATCGATGACACCAGCGTGTCGGTTTTTCATTGGAAATAAGTTTGTCAACATAAAACGTAGTGCATCACAAGCATGGTCAAACTTACCATCTTTTTTTGGTTCATGACGTAATGTTTGATCCTCGCGGTGTTCTGGGTAGTGATAGTTCTCATATGACTCAATACTTTTTTCACACTTTGGATGAATAAAGAAATGAGGTTCGCCATTTGCATCTTCAAACCATCTGCGTACGTGAGATACGCCAGATACTACGTTTCTGGTTACTGCATCGCGTTTTACGTTGACGCGCAGGCCTTGATTTGCAAATACTTGTATATCACTGATTCCTGACTGCAAATTTGTACCACTACCTGCTGGGTCTCCCCATATGCCAGTAAATTCGTAGCCAAGTGACTTAATTTTCGTTGCAAACTCCTCTGTGCGCGTGTTTTGTAAGCTGACTTCATCAATTTGATGTACATCAGCAAAATTCTTCTCTTTATTGTGTAATTGGACAATGACGCAGTGCGCATGGCGATAGCCAAAGTCAATTCCTGCATACACTGGTTTAGATGGGTCGTATTTAACATCTTCGCGTATCTGCGTGGTTCTGTCTACAGGATAAACCTTACCTGAGTAGCTCTGAAATTCGCAGAGAATCTCTTGGAGATATGTTTCTTTGGTCATTGTGCGCTTTAATTCTTCATGATCATCCTTAAAATATGGCGATAGAGTACTAGGAAAACGCCAAGACTCCCAATCTGGATGCTTGTCACTCTTGCCAAATTCGTAGAGAGAATGTAGAAAATTGAATCCGCGAGGAGTACTTGTGAGCATTGCCCAACCTTGCCTATCTGATAGCGTTGGACGCAGGTACATTTCAAATACGTTGCGCGGAATGAGCGCAGCTTCATCAATACACAAAAAGTCAATTCCTTCACCAATCAAGGATTCTTGA